ATCTATAAGTAAAGGTATGGATATTCACACAATATTGTACTTTGTAATAAGCCTTACAGCAGAAGGTAAAAAGTTTGTTGCAGGCGAAGACAGACAAGCTGGTGTGTCGTCGAGTGTATCGGGCGGTAGAAGTAAAGCTAGCCTTTCTGCTAATGGTATGGCTAATATGATTGCAATTCATACCAAATGCCAATTAATAGGATTTGATTATATTACAAATGATTATATACGTCGAATCACTTATACATTTTTAGAATATCCAACAAGTAGAGCAATGATAGATCGAAACAATGTTGTTGCTACCCTACAAGAGAATCAACAAAAAGACAGATCAATTACTCTAGCAGAATCTGGTAGGTATCAAAAAAGCTATGATTATATCTATACAGGTCAAAATCTTCATGTATTAAAATTTGATTTTAATTTAGAATTCACTTGGGGTGCACCAATACCAAATCAACTTGGTGAAAATACCTACTCTAATTTTAGTGTAGGACCACAACAAGATGCAAACAGTGCAGCAAATAATATTTTAAATAGATATAGAAACGCAAAAGCACGCCAGGCAAATGCTCAAGAAGCAATAGTATCAGCTAAAGCTACATTACAAGGACAGGCAACAGCTTCTGAAAAATCAGAAGCTACTGCAAGGTTAGCTGCTGCTAATGGAGATTTAAAATCAGCGTCTGAAGAGTTAACAAGACTTGGAAATAATCCGCAACGATTTCAAGTATATTGGGATGGTCAGAGTGCAGGCCAAAAGGCGTTAAGTAATATACAGATAGCAGATAAAGCACTGCTCAGAGTACCAGGTGTTGCAGAATCGTTAGCTAATCAAGCTAATTGGGCATCGGTAGTAGCTGGTCGCAAAATCAGCTACCTAGAAGATATTGTAAACGTTGATCCAAACGTAATGCCTATCAGTTTTAGAGTGAATCCGGAACCAACTGGACAGGCTACAACATCTGGAAGTGCAGATGCTCCGGTAGATACCTCTAGTACACAAACTAGTGCTAAAAATCTTCCTCGTAGCCGAACATTAATATCTGCAATACTTAATGATGTTACTAGTCAACCATATTTTCAAAAAATAGATTTAGAAATACGAGGTGATCCATATTGGTTAGGTTTAGGTAATGTTGAAGAAAATAGCTTAATTGGAAACGGTAACACACCGGGTAGGCAAGATTTAGACGGTGCATATTTTTATAGTGGAGAAACTGGTTTTATATTCACACTTCGTACAGGTGAATCTCCAGACGAATTAACAGGATTAATTGAATTTAAAAAAACCAGTATAGCGTTTGAAGGAATATACAACGTAATTTCTGTAAAAAATAGCTTTAAAGATGGAAAATTTACGCAAATTTTAACAGCAACAAAAGATAGTTTATTACAAAATTTAGATTTACCAACCAAAGATGAAATAGATTCATTGCAAGCACAATCTAAAGCAAACATTGCTGCCGGCGCAGTATTATAATGTATGTATATTTTTTACGATAAATATCAGTATGACAACTCTGAACCGACATATAAACACGCCAAAATCTTACAGTTTAGATCTACCTGGTAGAGGAACATTACAAGACAAAATATATGTTGGATTTGTAAAGGTTGCAAATGACGCTTATACAATGGGCAGATTAAAAGTTTGGATCCCTGAATTAGCTGGTGATCCAAATGATGAACGTAATTGGTTTATTGTGAGTTATTGCAGTCCGTTCGCTGGTGCAACAAACATTTATGATAACAAAAACGAAAACACATATGCTGGTACACAAAAAAGTTACGGTATGTGGTTTGTTCCGCCGGACATCAACAACGAAGTTATCTGTGCTTTTATAAACGGTGATCCTGGAAGAGGAATTTGGTTTGGCTGTATGTATCAGCAGAATATGGATCATATGGTACCTGGTATACCTGGGCAAAATAGCACAGCTACATTACCAGTTGCTGAGTATAATAAAAAAGTTAATCAAACCAACATTCTAAACCCAGATCGTCCTCTTTATTCGCCATTAGCTGATGCGCTGGTTAAACAAGGTTTAGATTTAGATACTGTTAGAGGTGTTTCTGACAGTGGCGCTCGTCGAACAGATCCACAAATGTCTGTATATGGGTTACTGACACCAGGCGGTAGCCAAATGGTGTTTGATGATAGCCCCGATAATGCTTTTATAAGATTTCGTACTCAAAGTGGTGCTCAGCTCTTAATAAATGATACATCTGGCTGTGTTTATATCAATAGTGTTGATGGTAAAAATTGGGTAAGTTTGGATGCAAACGGTAGAGTAGACATATACGGATATGACGATATTTCAATAAGATCACAAGGTAGCTTAAATCTTCGAGCAGACAGGGATGTGAATATTGAAGCTGGTCAGGATGTTAATATAAAAGCACGAGGTAGTGTGATTGCCACACCAGTTGTTAATCCTGCTGCCGCAGCAGTTCCAGCCGTTCCAACTCCTGGCCCAATAAAGGTATTTGGAGATGAAATTAGTGTTGCTATTGCAGGAAGATTAAACAATAGTGTTAATCTAGCTAATACCCCAGATAATACATCTGGTAATACGCTTGCTACAATTCAATCAACACCAGATGCTAGTAGTGATCTTACTAATGCTATCATAAGTGTTGGCACAAATGATGTATTAGCTGGATTTAACAAGACTCAGTTTGTGAGTAATCTACAAGGTATAAGAGATACACTTAAGGCTCCTAATTTTATTTGGATTTTACCATATAATGCAGATGCTAAAGCTGCTATGCTTGGGTTTGCAGTTACTAATAGCGACAAATATATTGATCTCAGTACATATCCAACTTCTGATAATACGCATCCTAGAGATTATAATCTAGTAGCTAATGATGTTACCGAAAAATGTATTCCAGCAGCCACAAGTTCAGCAACCGGGTCGGCTAATAGTTCAACTACAAGTTCGACTACAAGTTCAACGACAGGTTCAACTACAAGTTCAACTACAAGTTCAACGACAGGTTCAACTACAAGTTCAACCGCAGCTCCTGCAACCGGTTCTGATGCCGCAGCAGGAACATCATATCTAGATATTGTAACTCCATTTTTAGCCAAACAAGAAGGAAAATCCAACGACGCATTCTGGGATCCACCTGATCAACGAAACCTTGTAAGTATAGGATACGGACATCAAATTCAACCTGCAGAGTATAGTGCAGGCGGTATTGATACAGGTACTGCTGGTAGAATTGCTATCAACGCTAAAAATCCCAGTGGATCAAAACCTAGTTGCGGTACTGCAACTGATGATCAATGCACTGCACTTTTAAGATCTGATATACCAAAATATGCATCACAAGTACAACATTATCTCAGAGGTAGCTGGGATTCCCTTGGACCATATCAGCAAGCTTCTTTAACAAGTCTTTGCTATAATACAGGACCAGGTGGTATAGTTGATCTTGTTAATCAAGGTATTACCACTTACATATCTAATAAGGATTTAGAGGGTGCAGCTAAACTAATAGAAACAACAAGACCGGGGTGGAAAGGAAATCCAACTGGTCTTGTTGGACGACGCAAAGACGAGGCTAATTTATATAGGCAACGACCCGATCTACTTGGACAAGGTGCAACAGGGAATATAGAAGGTGAAGCATTGGCCGGTACAGGATCAGCTGCTGCACAGGGAAGCATTGCAACAGAAGATCCAAATATATCATTTGGATATGTTAAAATACAAAGTCGTAACAGTCTGCATCTCAGTGCAGGTCAATATATGTTTATGTCTAGTGAATTAGACATGCATAGATTTGCAGGTAAGAATCTCAATGATACCGCTGGTGGTAATATGAATAGGCTAATAGGCGGATATATGCATGAAAGTGTCAATGGCGACTATGGCATAACAGCTGGTGGTAATATGGCAGTTATTGCACCACGTGTTGACATAAATGGTGTTGCTCCTCCGATAGCCATAGCAGCAGTAGCCGCATTAGGACCAAATGATCAAAAACAAGCTGATGCAGTTCTTAATACTCTTGGCAATAGTACACCTATATTAACTGATACAATTGTATATCATTTGCCATATCATGAACCATATGACAATCACGGTGGACGTAATTTTGAAAGTCTACAAGATAGCACAAATCTAGACACTAATACTAACTTACGCGACGGTGAGGTTATTATTAACAGTAATAGTCCACTTGATTTGATTGGAACCCCTAGACCAGACATGCCAATTGCAGTTTATCGAGGTGATAGCTACAATTCTCAAAATCAGCCAATTTACCGCTATGAACAAAATAGCGGTAATGTTGCATTGCAAGCTACCAGTGCTCTAGAAATAAGCACACCCGGAAAACAGTTTATCAAAGCTAGAGAAAATGGAAGTTATGTAGTTATATCAACGGGAAATCCGTTGAAAAAAAGTGTGGGATATGGACACAATCTTTCTCCTGAAGAAATAACACAAAACACCGTTCAAATAAGTGGATCACCTTATACACTAACGCAACCTCTTACTCAGCAGAGTATTGACTCATTATTTGAAGACGATATCAAAAAAGTACAAGATTGGATGAAACCGGTTGTTAATGTAGCAGTTACTCAAACTCAGTACGATATGTTATGCAGTTTGGCATTTAATATTGGACAAAATAACTTTACTAATAGTCCTGCTATTAAAAGTCTAAATGATGGATATCTGCAAAAGGTACCAAATCAATGGATGCAACATACAGTTAATGGTGGCGGCCAAGTTGTCCCGGGATTGGTTATTCGAAGAAGGTCAGAGGTAACTAAATTTATGCTAGCACCTTTTATCGAAAATTACCCAAATAATATGGCAAATATTGCTAATCCTGGTTCTACCACAATACAAATTAAACCAAATACCTAACGAGCGTATCTGCCTTTACACACATTGTGATAAAGGTGGTTATGCCGGAGTAAATTAAAACATTGTTGTTTCTTATGACATTAGTTTAGCAATATAAGCACCAGCAAATAATAATGCCCAAAAAATTAGCATTCCTGCGATACCAATTGAATCTGCCGCTAATGCAGGAAGTAGTAGCATTACAAACACTACAACAAATAACATCTTAAACTTCCTATGTTTAACGAGACCAACGTCCAATACAAACATTGTGTTGTAAGCACTGATAATAGTTTACAATTTCGTTATCTTGTAATGCACCACTAGAGTGCATAATGTTGTCCAGACGAAGTTGTTCTAATATAGATGCTTGGTAATGTTCTATATAACCATTTGCAGTAGGAGTTTTACCTTTGTCAAAATCTATGTAATTTAACCATGCCCAAAAACATAGGTACATTCCAATGCTAGCAAATAGTGCCCAAAATACTCTAAATCCAAACGGAAGTCCAAAAAGGCTAACTCCAATTCCAGCTAATATTAATTCTTGCGGAGTATATCCATACATATCACTACCAATTGTGTTGTTACATACAGGATTGTAGCACGAAAATAAATGTAGTCAATCAAAATTTATTTTATTTTAAAACGCATCCTCGATCTATTAGTAAATTAACCACAACGGACGCTTGACTTCTACAAAACGTCCGTTGTGTTTCACTGGTTTTTTTCCATTTATCTAGACTACATGTTCCATATTGTGTATAGCTATCACAGTAAATTGCTCTAGCAATTATCTCTATTAGCTCTTTTTCAAGATCAGACAAGATTAAATTTACTCCTAATCTTTTCAATTAAATCGTTAACTGTGATTGCGTGTGCAAGAAAATCATCTTCAATTACAATATTGAAAGTTTCTTCGAGTCTGATATTCATTTCTATTACATCTAGACTATCTAAATTAAGATCTTCGTAGAGTTTCTTTGTAACATCTATCTCTATATCAGATCCTAGTGTTTCGTTTAGATATGACAAAACTTCTTGTTCAACGGTAGCCACAATATATCTCCTTTTGACTAGTGTGTGAGTTTATAAGATAGGTGTCAAGTAGGAAAAACACAGCTAGATTATGCTGATAAATATCTATAACATGGCAATACTAACTAGAAAAAATCTGTTCGTTGGCTACAGCACAGTTGGCAACAATAAAAGCCAAAATCTCACCGACTTACAATTAGTGCACCAAGACCTTTTAAATGCCTTTTATACCAAGAAAGGTGAAAGAGTTATGATGCCGACATATGGGTGTGGCATCTGGGATTATCTATTCGAACCATTAGACGGAACTAGAGAACTCATTGTAAATGAAGCACAACTAGTAATAGATAACGATCCTAGGGTTAAATTGCAAAATATCACAGTTGCAGAGTTTGATGCAGTTCTTCAAATAAACATGGATCTATATTATGTCCCGTTTAATGCATACGGTTCATTTTCAATAAATTTTGACAAACGTAGCCAACAAATGGTTTAAGGAAGTTTAACATATGGCAACTACTCAACAATTACGACAGAGTCAACTTTTTGCCGCCGAAGATTGGCGCGTAATTTACACAGCCTTCACGCAGGTAAACTTCAATGCGTACGATTTCAACACCATACGATCGGCAATGGTATCCTATATACGTCTAAACTATCCGGAAGATTTTAATGATTGGATCGAAAGCAGCGAGTTTGTTGCTCTAATTGATCTATTGTCTTATCTTGGACAAAGCCTTGCTTTTCGTATGGATCTTAATACTAGAGAAAACTTTTTAGATACTGCAACACGTAGAGACAGTATCTTTAGACTAGCAAGAATGCTTAATTATCAGCCTCAGCGCAGCATTCCTGCCAATGGATTACTAAAAATCACCACTGTTATTACAGATCAGCCATTGATAGATTCTTATGGAACCAATCTACAAAATATTCAGGTAGTTTGGAATGATCAAAATAATCCTGATTGGTTTGAACAATTTGTTTTAGTAATAAATGCAACGTTAAATTCAAGTAACCCTTTTGGTAATCCTTCTAGGTCTGGTAATGTGTCTGGTATACCTACACAGATTTACGAAATGAATAATACTGCTATACCAACTAGCGTTATACCTTTCACAGCTAATGTTGGAGGAAATACAATCAGCCTTGAACTTGCTAATGCATCGTTTAATGACGGTAGTTCTAGTAATTTAGGAAATTCTGGCAATTTTTATGAAATTGACCCAGATCCGTTGAATTCTTGGAATTTAATTTACAAGACAGACGGAAATGGTTATGCAAGTTCTAACACAGGATTCTTTTTATATTTTAAACAAGGAACAATGCAATTTAAAGATTATCAATGTGCGACACCACTTTCTAATCGGGTTATTGATGTTGATACAGATGGTGTTAATGAAACCGACGTGTGGGTTCAGAATATAGATTCAAGAGGGCTAGTAACACAAAAATGGGTAAAAGTACCGGGTGTTAATGGGTTTAATGTTATCTATAACAGTTTAAATAAAAATGTAAGAAATATTTATAGTGTGATAACTAGGGATAATAATGGTAACGACCAAATAAGCATAAGATTTGCAGACGGAAATTTTGGTAATGTACCAATTGGTGTAATACGAGTATGGCATCGAGTTAGCAACAACCTTACCTATCAAATTCGTCCTAGAGATATATCTAATCAAGTATTTGCTATGCAATATACTGATAATCTCAACAACACATATAACGTTGCATTTACAACAAATCTGCAATATACGGTAAACAATGCACAAGGTAATGAAAGTAATTACAGTATTGCTCAAAATGCACCACAAACTTATTACACACAGGATCGAATGGTCAACGGAGAGGATTACAACCTTTTCCCTCTTCAAGACGCTAGGATACTTAAAAACAAATCAGTAAACCGTTTCTATAGCGGACAGAGTCGATACCTTGATCTCAACGATCCAACTGGTAGCTATAATGACTTAAATGTTTTTGGAACAGATGGTATCATTTATAGTGAAAATGATCAAAATAGTAGAGATGTTCCTAGAGATTCCGGATCAAATACAACTGTTGTGGTTAGCATGCAAATACAGCCACTAATAAATGGCAGCTTTGGTAGTCAAACACAAGCCCTTGAACTAAAGAACTTTTTTTATTATAATTATCCTAGATATTCGTTACCTCCTAGTTATACGTGGAAACCAATAACAACTCTTGCTACCAGTAGTACTGGTGCCTTTTACAGCGGATCTACTGCTGTTCAAATTGGTAGCTATGCTTCAGTTAACAGTCCTTTACATTATCTAACACAAGGATCGTTGGTACAGTTTACTGATGGTACTAATACCAGTCTTGCATCTATTGTTGGTGTTGTAGGTGATGGTACAGGTGTTGGACTAACAGGTAAAACTAGTGGCAATGTTGGTGCTGTTACATTAAGCACAGTAGTGAAATCTGGTCTAATACCTGTATGGGCTATACCGTCGTATAGAACTGTTTTCAATCAAGATGAAATCACAGCAATTGCTGCTGCACTTAATACTCTTACCAGTTTTGGTATAAGATACGACCCTGTAGATTTGATTTGGAATGTTATATCATTTGACAATCTTAATCCAGCTAGTACTTTTTCATTGCAGTATGCAGGTAACACAAGTAGTACAAATCTAGACAACAGTTGGTTGATACGTGTTGAATGGACAGGGTCAAGCTGGAAAATCTATAGTCGCTCATTTAGATACATCTTTGAAAGTGTAAGACAAAATAGATTCTATTTTGAAAACACCAAGAAAATTTTTGATCCAACTACTAATACCGCACAGCTTGACTATGTTTCAGTTTTAAGCGTGAATCCAGATCCACTTACTGGATATGCACTTGGACAAGACTATAAATGGCAGGTAACTGGGCAACAGATATATCCAGACGGGTACTCTGATCCAAAAAGTGTACGCATTACAATGTGGGAAGGGTTAAATTACGGTATACCTGATAATCCTGATGAATATAATACTATAGTTGATCCTCAAACAATACCATCTAGAATGTTATTCTGGGAGCTGCTTACCAGCAGTGATGGTTATCAATACTGGTCTCCAATTACCATACCTCAAAGTTTGATTTTTTCAAATCCCAGCAATCTACCTCCTGCTACATCTAGTAATTGGACTACTGGTGACCTAGCTTATATTATCAGCAATGGACAATTTCTGCAATGGAACGGATCAACACTAATTGATGTAACAGCTACTCACAAGATGCGTATTGGAAGAAATAATGTTTCTTTTCTTTGGAAGCATTTTGCGCCAACTGATCAACGTGTAAATCCGGCTGTAACTAATGTGATTGATATGTATGTATTAACATCGGCATATGACACTGATCTCAGAAACTGGATAGCAACAAATGGATCGTCGAGCACAATGCCTGTTCCATTATCAAGCTCTGAACTTAAAGCTGCTTTTATTGATCTAGAACAATACAAACAAATGACAGATCAAATGATCTGGCACCCTGTTAGCTATAAAGTATTATTTGGTACACAAGCAGATCCAGAATATCGAGTGGTATTTAAAGTGGTAAAAACTCCTGGTACTACCGTCACTGACAATGAAGTTAAAAGTTTAGTAATACAAGCTGTGAATAATTATTTTAGTTTGTCTAATTGGGATTTTGGACAAAGTTTCTTCTTTACTGAGCTCGCAGCATACATACATCAACAGTTAGCTACTATTGTTGGTACAATAGTAATAACTCCTCTAAATGCACAGGCTAAATTTGGCGATCTTTTTGAAATAAGCTGCAATGCTGATGAGATATTCATTAGTGGAGCAAGAGTAACTGACGTACAGATTGTGCCATCTCTTACTGAAATGGTGTTAGGAATCAGCAATGGTTGATAAACGCAAAACTATAGAATTACTACCAGGATATCTACAGACAGAAACACTTAAAAAAGTGTTTTCAGCAACAGTTGATCATTTGTTTCAACCAGAAAGTGTAGAATTTCTCAGCGGATATATCGGTGATAAACCTGTATGGTATAATTCATCAAAGGATTTTTATATACCAGAATCTAATGCAGCTAGATCTAATTACCAATTGGCATCAACGATTGTGAGCAAAGATTTGCTCAGTGGACAAGTAACCAACGCTATGTTCTATGAAGATCTTCTTGGACAATTGAGATTTCATGGCGGACTGGTAAACAATCCTGACAGACTTTTTGAGCAAGAATATTACAGTTGGGCGCCGCCTATAGACATAGATAAGTTTAC